CCATAACTTGTATTTGGTCAGTAGTTAGGAAATTTTCATAGGCTCCGTAGTCTTGAGCAAGGTCAGCTACAGTTGGTCTAGGGTCTAATGTTTTGCCAGTCCGAGGGTTGATTTCAGTCCCTGTCATTTTGTCGGCAATGTTTTCAATCCTCATGTCATCGTCACTAAACTCAAAGATTCTGTCGCCGTTAGCGTTTCTTCTAGTAAGAAGACCACGGACATCTTGGGTTAGCCGATTTGAAGTGCTGCTTATTCTTGCTGGAGCAGCTTTGATTACTCTGCTTACAGCCATTCCAACTAAAGTGCTAGGCTCAAACTGAGCGGACTTTACGCCGGGAATTGCCCTAAGAATTTTCTTAGTCTTTTCAAGTGACCTTCTAACAACATCAGGAGAAATTATTTTCGGAACAAGATCATCAATAAGTCCGGGTGAGTAAGCTTCAGGAAGTTCTACTGCCTTTGTTTGGTTTACTTCAAACGCTTCGTCCGCAGCAGAAACCTTGCCAGTGGTAGGGCTGATGTCAGGCTTATCAATAAAATCAAAACTTACCTGCCTAGCTGAAGTGGTGGGTACTCCTGCTGGATCAGTTACAGGTTCTCCAGCCCTTCTGCGAGTTTCTATCTTCAGAGCATTATTATCACGCAGTTTACCCATCCCACCGGGAGTAGTATCACCCAAATCCAGAACCTGTTGCGCTGCTCCACCAAGTCTTGCTGATGCTTCTTTAAGTTCAGCATCCGTAAGTTCAGAAACAGATTTGCTTTCCCACCTGCCGAAAGTTCCAACTTTATAATCTGAAGAATAAGGACTTGCTACGTCTAATTCACTAGCACCAAGAACCCTTGTAGTGCCATCATCTAATGTAACTTCTACTGACCCCATTTCACTTTTGGCACTGACAGTTACCTCAACGGGATTACCAGCAGGATCAAAGACCGTGGCTTGCGCTCCAACGGGTGTCGTTGGTGTTACAAGTACAACTCCCCTAGCAGCAGCATCAGCCTGCTTTGCAGCAGAGCCTGAAGGCACCGCAGCTTGCGCCCCTTGTGCTAATCCCCTTGCTCCTCGTACAGCACCTCTCCCAGCAGCCATTGCTACATCTGCCCCAAGGACGTTTGCTGTACTTGTAGCTGCCCTTCTAGCAAGACCCCCGGCAGCACCAGCCCCTCCTGTTGCTATACCTAAAGCAACTTCAGGCAGCAACTCCAATGCGCCTTTTACTCCAACATCTATTTCGTCAAGTCGCTTACCACCGGGAAGTGGGATGCCTTGACCCGGAAGAACATTGACCCTAGTTGAAGGCATGTCTGTAGCGCGCCATGCTGCTGCCTGTGCTTGAAGTTCTCTTGCTGCGTTACCTCTTACGATAGACTCAAACAAACCCAAAGGGCTTGCTTGTAAAACGCCGGGAAGTATTGAATCAACTCCACGCTTTGCTCTTTCTTCAGCCAGCTTACTTTCAAGCCCCAATAAGTCTCCGGGCGTAAGCCCTCCAACTGTTGATACCGCACCAGCAGTTGTGGTTTCAACTGCCTTGCCTATGTTCTCAAGAATAGGGTCTGTAACAGGCTGAATAAAGCGACCGAAGCCTAATGCGCCACGACCTAATGCTCCAATCCCTCGACCTATAGTTTGGTCAAATAAGCTAGGGTCAGATGGAGGAGGCGGTGGCGCAGCCGGGGCAGGTGCCGGAGGGGGCGGGGCAGGTGCCGACACAATTGCGGGTTCATATCTTGGGGCAGCAGGCTGTGGTAACTGAGAAGGTGGAGCAACTATTGTTCTTGGAGCAACTGGCTGAGGGACTCCAGAAGTTGCAGCCATCAATGCCTCTGAGCCACCGGGAATAGCGCGTAGCTTCATGCGCGCTTCTGCCCCTATACGACCGCCTTGCTTTGCCTCAAACACAAGTTGCGCTATTAGGTTTTGACCTGCTAGAGGGGCTTGCTCAACCCTGTTAATAAACTGTGGAAAAGATTCAGTTGTCATTAGTAGTACAAGAATCTAGTAGATGGGCGGTATCTGTTTAGCTGACTGTATTGCCTTCCTAGTTGAGCGAACCGATCTGTAAATGGGTAGTCCTGAAGAAAACTAGAGAACGTCATAGTTGGTTCTCCACCACCAAGGATTTGTTCTCCAAGCTTTCCGTAAAACTCTGTCATTGCTCCTGAATAAATATCTTCAGCTTGCTTTCTCCTACCAGCAGAATCCAACAAGCCTTTCTGACCAAGCGTTCCAAAAAAAGCAGCGCGTGGTTCTTCTTCAAGAAAGCCAGCAAATGTAGGATTGATAGCCATTAGAGTCCGTACCTCGATGCTGCAAAGTTGAGGAAGTTCTGCGGTGCAGCACCTGCGGTAGCAGCATCCTGCCTTGCAAGAACATAATCAGCGAATAACTCATCTTCAGATGGTCGTCGGAAAGAACTGCTTACAAGATTAGAGTATTTTCCTCTTTGGGCTGCTTCAAGAAGTGCCCTTGCATCTCTTGTTCCTGCTGCTTGTTCTGGATTGAATACTCCAGCTAATGTTGTTGGAACCTGACTACTTTCAAGTCCTCTTAGGTAGCCTACATCCTGCAAGGCTTGCCCATAGGCACCACCCAATCCTGTTGGTTGGCTTTGTACTGACCTAAGAAATTCTTCAAAAGAAGATTGAGGAGCAGCTTCGCCTGCTTGCTCTCTTCCAATATTTGCAAAGCTTGAAGCCCTAAAAGCCTGAGTCAAAGGAAAAGTTTGACGTTGCAAGTAACTGGCTAAAGGACCAACACCAGTTGCTGCTGGCTCTCCAAAAACATTTCTAAAAGCTAGTCGTTGACCTGCTGCTGTCAAATATCCTTGAGGGTCATTGATTAAGTCTTGGCTAGAAAATGTTGGCATTCCTGTTGGGCTTGCCATAGTTCCTGTTACAGGTGGCACATACCCAGCGGGAGGCTGTACTTCAAAGTTCTGCCCCCCAACTCCGCCCTTAGTTGGATCATAAACTCTACTTAGTGCGTCACCTGCTACAGACCCCGGAATAAAGTCAAACAAGCCTTGAATACTTGCTCCGCCGTTTATTCCTTCGCCTTGGTAAGGTTCTAGGTCAATATAGTTTTTTATTTGATTTTCAAGAATAACGCTTTGGAGGTATGGAGAAAGCAGTAAGTATTCGTCATACCTTTCTCGCCAAAACTCAGGGAGGTTGGCTGGAATACCATCACCAGTCACTGGGTCTTTTGAGGGCACTGGGTCTTTTGAGGGCTCTGGGTCTTTTGGGGGCTCTGGGTCTTCTAGGTCTTTTGGGACTCTAAACAATCCCCCAGCAATACTTGTGCCTTCGCCTTGACCTTCGCCGAGTTGTGCTGCTGCTTGTTGATCTCGGTAAAAAGAAGGAGTAAGAAGTTGCGCTGGAGTAATTTGATAAGGACCAAATGGCATTTCTCCAATAGCCCGTCGCTCATCAAATGTTAAATCTTGAACATCACCAGCCCCAGAAAAAGGCATTGCTATATCTTCAGGGGCAATTGTTCGTGAAGGAGCCCCTAGTTTTGACGCATCAAAAGCTGCATTTTTTTCTGATGTAGTAGCGACATCTGTTCGATACCGCCTAGCGTCTTCAGCTGAGTCTGCAAGTGTTTCAAACCCGAGGAATGCAGCAAAAGGAATCCCTAAATTCTGGCTGAATATATCTTCATAAGCCTCGTATGGGGTTTTTGCAGATTCACTCCGAACTAGCAAAGATCCGTCAGGTTGCACATTTAGCCTTGTGCGAGGGAGGTCTTTAGCTGTACCAGCCTGAATAGCGTTAAGTATTCTTGCTGTGTAACTTTTAGGGATTCTTACTGTAAATGCCATTACATATTTCCTAGAGGATTAACTCTTGGTCCCGCCCCGCCCGGAGTTCCCGGTGGAGCCTGTCTTGGGTCACCTGTTCGCTGAAAGCCCTGCATCTGTGACGACATTATCGCACTAGATATATCTCTAGGACTTGTTCCTGTTCCACCCGGATTTTGGGGTTGAGGCTGTGGAGCAGCCCCCGAAGGTGCTTGCCCAGCACCCATACCAACAGAGTTAAGCAATTGCTGGAACTGCAAGTCCTGAGCAGCTTCTTCTTGCTGGTCTTGTTTCAAAGTTTTCCGCAAGAGGTCTACGTAAATCAAAGCTTTTTCTTGTTCGCCTGTTTGCATTAGACCTTCGATCAGCGTAAGCAACAGTGCTTTTGGCTCTGTTACTTGCGCTTGTTGTGCTGAAATTGAATTGCGGAATTGATCTACGTCATTGATTTGCAGGATATTCTCCCAAATCCACTCATCTGGAGCAAGTGGCTTTGTGCCTTCCCGCATCATTTGCGCCATCGTGATTAGCTGAGGCTCGTCCTGTGGCATGCGTACACCGAAGTGAATATCAATAGCCCCCGCACCTTCAAGGTCACTTGGCTTTATCTCTTGGTTGAAGTAGCTAGCAATGTCGTTATGACGACCTCTTACCTCTAGCGGACTGTATCCACCTGCCTCATATTGCATTGAAATGATCTCAGCAATCTGTTTGTAGCAAGCAGTTATACCTTTCACCCTAGGTTCGATTTGGTGAGCAGAGCCTTCCTGCAATATCTTTGCTGCAAAACCTGAGATAGCAAACGGCAACTCACCGTAGCTTACGTTTGATAATCCACCACGCTGCAACTCTCCTGAGACCAGACCCACAAATGCCCCGGTATCAAGAGGCATCGTGACTTCTTCCATGAGTCTTATGTCAGTACCTGCTGGCAGTGGAACCTCTGACCCATCTTGCCACGGATCAGTATCAAGAGTTGTAGTCCCATCAGGAGAAACAATCTTGTATGGTCGCCTTACAGCGCGCCGAACGAGTGTCTTGTAGGCACTCATTGCAAAGTTGTAATCGTCGTACAAGGTTCGGTTCGCAGAGAAAATGGATTCTCCATAATCCCTAGCGGTGTCATCACCTGACAGATCGTCTTGTACCCATGGAGCAGGACCTACTGCGCCAAGGAAAACAGGAGCGCATGGGTTCCCGTTCATGTCAACAACATTGTGTTTTGTGAGTGGCTTGCCGTATTGGATTTGATCTCTGTCACCAGAAATAAGAACAGCGTTTTCTGTCCTTGAGTAATAGTCCCAAACGGTTATGCCTGAAGATGTTTCTCCTTCAATCAAAGGTTCGACATCAACATTGAACGTGTTCTTTACGGATGAAGGTGAGCGTTTGGTTTTATGTGCAAGCCAAACAATGCCCTTGTCGTCCATCTCGTAGCAGATATGCAGTGGGTCAAAGGGTGTTATATCAACATAAGTTGCGCCATCTGTGTGTTTGTTTAGCATGGCGCGCCCTGCATACCATCCTCGCAGGGTTACATAGAAGGCTAACTGCTCTCTGATAGAGGGTTGCCCGTATCTTTGCATGCGTTCATCGGCAAGGTTCAGCGCGCCAATGACAAACTTTTCTTTTAGCGAGCCGGGTGTACGGTCATCAACCTCAGCACTGAGTGGTACTCGCACTGACATTTGTGCGTTCGACAGATAAGACATGATCTTATCCGCAAGAATCTTAGGGGCGTTGGACGTATAGCTTTGATAACCGTTGCCTGCATCGTATGGATTCATGCGATACAGACCGTAATCGCTTTCCATCCGACTTCTTCTGGTACGGAAACCGGGCGATTCCCAAACATCTTCTATTTGGGAAATTAGGTCATCAATTTTTGCCACGTTACCACCTATTTACCGTAATAATCTTCGATGCACCTGCTGCTCGGGCATAGCCAAAGTTTACAACTAATCCATACGTTACAGCTTTGACGCTGTGATTGAAAGCATCTCTAGGCTGCCTGCCAATTACGTTGTTGTCCTTGTCTGTGCGCCACGTATACACATGAATCTGGTCATCAAATGGGTTAGCACAGCCACCTAATTCGGAGATCAAGCCCCTAGCTTTGTGGTTGATTATAAGATTTGGTTGCTTTGTAGAGGGATTTTCCTTCAGGAACGTGTTGAATCGTTCGATACCGTCCATAATCCCAACACGTTCTGACTGCATGTACAAGTGAGCCTTCTCAAGCCATGTATCTACAGGTCTTGATTCGCCCATATTGTGCGCTGCAATGTCAATCACGCCGTTTTGAACGTCTTTCCACCACGGTCGCATTTGACAAATCTCAATTATTTCCTCTGTAATCTTTTCTCTTTCGTAGATTTCGTCAATAACTCTGACCTGACCCCCAATAATCTGCACTGCTACTACCGCATATGCTGATTTGGTGACCTGAGAATAGCCCGGGTCTACCCAAAGATGCACAGGTTCTTCTTCGATGTACTCTGCTTGGTCGGATACGTGGGTTGATATATCGAACATGTTGTGGACAAGCCCTTTTGGTGGGGCAGGTTTACCAGCAACACGCTCATTGAACCAGTCTTCCGAGTGCAATCGCCGTAATGCTTCGATTTCCGGGTCGTCTTTCCCGCCCGGGTACACAACATTGTTTGTCCAAGAGGGCAGTGAGAAAGATATAGCGTCATCATCGGGGTTATAAAACTGCCACGATTCCCACTGAGACGGATACCAACCAAGAGACATTTCAAATGTCCCCTCTAAAAACAAATACCCACGCTTCTCAGCAATTCTTCCTCGTAATCGCAGGAAACTTTCGTAGTCAATCTGGGACGCTTCGCAAGCAACCACCATTCGTGGGGCTTCCATAGCAAGACTTCTGTGGTCTTGGGCAGATTTAGTCTTGATCGTGAAAATACCCGGCTTCTCACTCGTGCCACACGCCACAGACATCTCGCCCGGATCAATACGCTTCGTCTGCTTTACTAAAAATCCCAGCTTAGTCAGGATTTCAGACAAATAATTCCACTCAGCACGAGTACGCTCATAGTCTCTTGCTACCAACCAACACACATCACCGCTCTGAAACTCGTCCAAACGGTTGATAATCGACAACGCACCAAGAAAACTCTTACCAGCACGCTCCCCACCAGCTACCAACTTGATACGAGCATGGTGGTCAAGTATCTCGTCCTGCTCTACCCAAGTCTCAAAACCAGCAGCAGACAGTAACGCCTTACGATCCTCAGATAACAACAATCTTTTTTCCCCCAAATTACAAACTTCCCGTGTAGAAAATTGGAGGAACTACACAGGAAGCCTGAAAGCTGCTGCCTAAAAGGTGATAACCGTACCAACTAAACACCTGCATGGAACCTAACGAGGAACCGAGTGAAACAAGCACCCCGGATACGCCAGCAACAACAACTCGCAAAAAGTATAACCAACAGTCTTTATAAATACTAAAACACTACTTATACCTAGCTGTTACATCATCCCCCTCCCCCCTAAAGGGGGGGGGTGTGTAACGGCAGTAGCGTTACATAACCCGTTACATACCCGTTACACCCGTTACAAGAACACAAATCCTAGTTCAACTTGGGCACTTCAAGGTGTAACACCCACATAACACCAGAAAAAAATACAAGTACGGGACTCCACCATGGCGATTCTCATGAACAGGGGTAGGCACTTTTTGGGTTTCAAACCGTCAAGGGGGTACCTTTCTTCTAAACACACCCAACTCCAACACCATACCCCCCTCCACACACCACACACACCCCTCACCACACCACCACCTCCTCCACGTCGACGTTGGCGCAGGGAGGCAGCGACAGGACTCGCAGCGGCTGGCAGGTTGTGAAAACTATCACAAACAAGGCTGACATTGTGAAAACTATCACGAGCGGAATGTTGGACTTTGTGAAATGAATCACGAGATGCGACCAAACATTGTGAAAGGTTTCACGATATAGGCAGAAATACGCCTTCCGCAAAAACCAAGAAATGTGGAATATATGCCCGAGAATCCACTTGTGAAGGATTTCACAGATGCCCGGACACGTGCGCGCGTGAAAGGTTTGCGACCCGAAACACCTTTTTCACACCTAGCGGCTCCCTGTGTGCATCTGCGCTCCAGTACGGCAAACATTCTCGCTAATGGAGATTTTCAGGGCAAATTGCACAGCCCATACAGGTCCAGTGGTAGTATCAAACTTCATCACTACTACTTGTACGCTCTGTACGTGATTTTAGTTGAGACTTGTTAACTTATCGGGAAGCTTTGGAGGTGATCGAAACCATCCCGGAATCATCCCGAAATCATGGCGAAATTGGTCACG